GTTGGATTACCGTTTGCATCAGTGAGAAATTTCCTAACATATCCTTCATTGTTGTTGAAATTTGGAACATGCCATCCATAATAATAAACTCCCATTTCGAAGTTCGTTTTGGCTGGGGTTCCAGGATGAGGATAAATGTTGGAAGATGGTGGAGGCACTGGTGTTGGAACATTCAAATCAGTATCTTCAAGCATCTGAATCCTGTCTAGAGTTCGACTGTGAGGAATGTTGAATTGCATGTCCTTATTTGCTCTGACCCTGACCAAAACGTCAACGAAAGTTTCTGCTGTTGGACTAGGTCTTTGCAAATTGTTTGCGACAGAGATAACCAAGACTCCGTTGTGGTAGTTCAGATCTGGGCTTTCTCCAGGGACGAAAGGAGTCTTGTCTGATCCACAAATTTTCAGGTAGTTCCTGTCAGAACTCCATCCAACTGAAATTCCATGTTGTGTGGTTTCAGTGATGTCAAATATTTCTCTCTGAGTGACATTATATTCGTTTCTTCCATTCGTCCCGTGTGGCTCAACTCTGACTGCTATTTTTCCTCTGTGAAACTTGGAGCAGATAATATCTATTTCATACTCCATAGTGCCTCTCCAATGCTGGAAAAAAGTTGACATGTAAGCGCATGGAGGCAAATCAATCTTACCATCATCAGGGAAAGTACTTCTGATATATGGAGTGACTGGAATCCTCAAAAGTTCAGTGTCTGTATCATCGTTGATGTCCCATCTGAATCGCGTCAAAAGACACTCATGATTGACAATTTCAGGAATAGTCATCTCGCTTTTGCTGGACACTCCAACAACTGCTGGGTCAATAGTTGTTTCGTTCTTACAATCTAAAGTCAGTTTTGCTGATGTGTCAAAGTCATTTGTCGGTGCGAGAGAACCCATTTTGGTAGTTTTAACCATAGTGATCGCAGGTCCAACATTAGGTTTTGAAAAGCCAAAAACCTGAGCAATGTCCCCAACTGTCCTGGAAACTTCTTCCGTAGCTCTAGCATATGGTCCGATAACAGGTGTATTTTTGAGCTTACCTGCAATGTTTCCAACTGCCGTCGCCGCTCGAGAAACTACACGTTTGTTTTCAGACTGAAATTCGGCAACAGTTGTCTCTGTCGTTTGATACAGTTCCAATCCTTCCAAATGTGCCATTACTGTAACATTAACATATGGAGTCTCACCATTTGAATGTCTAAGATCAGAAATACTCAGAAAATTAAGTACTCCAAGCTGCTGCCATTCCTTGTTTGGTATGTTGACTGCGTTTTTAGGCCAAATAAAAGGAACTTCAAGAGTTCCTCCACTTGAGTTTGTTGGGTCAATATAAATGTGTGGTCTCTGAGAAATTCTAAAAAGACGATCATCGACGTTTGCGGGCCTAAAATTGTCTTGGGTGTGCAATGGATTATAATAAAATAAACCTCTACCGGATAAGTAAGGAGAACCATTCGTAATGAAATCTAAAACTAGTTTCGCTTTCATCATTTTAAAATTCGCCAACTTTCTCGCTACGGTAGGATGAGATAAAAGTTCTTCCCATGGGTTAATTTCATCAAAATTCCATAGTGACCCATTCCAAACCAACTCTGCAATCTT